TCAAAGGCCAATTCGCCAAGCGGGACCAAAACATTCGCTCGAATATTGTTAATTTCATTTTTAAGTATTTCCTTGTATTGTGGAGTGATTTTAGTAAAATTTTCTTTTGGATTCTTAAGTCCTATTCGTTCTTTAATATAACATGTGAGCCAAAATTCATCAAAATTAAGACCTTGGGCACGAGTGAGACGACGAAGCTTTTGTTCAGCGTCTCCACCTATTGCATAACCAGACGAAACATCACAATCTGCTCCACCATCAGCTATTAGCATAATGCGGGCAGAAGAAAGACCACGACCGGAGATCATCTATAAATCTTGTCCTCTTGTGACTTTCGCTTGATGCCCATTTACTCGCATTTCGACACGAAATTCAGTAAGCCCAGCCATCTTTGCCCCACTATTAGGAATTAAAGGTTCGCGTTCTAACTTACTTATCTTAATAGTGCTTCCTTTACTTGCCTGTGCTTCCATCTCACTCAGGACGGCAAACTCTAACTCATCCTCAGGTTCTAAATTAAATGCCCGACAGTCTTTGTCGAAGTTAAATGTTATTTTCATAAGTTATCCTAAAATGCCGGCTGCTAACTTTCTGTTGCTATGGATACGAACCAGTCAGTTGCCTAACTTAGCCAGTGTTATGATATGAGCAATATTACGGAGGACTCATATTTTCACGTCTGGCACCAGCGAGCTAAAAGCTCAGAATGGGGCTTTTTGATTCGCCCCTGATCCAAAAGGTAAGAATCCCTGAACTTCATTTTGAGGATTTCCCTTATAGATTGTAGTTCCTAACTTCACATCGACCTTACGTCCCACCATAACTGAAGGATCGAGGTCGAAATCTCCTGTGATTTTTTCTCCTGTTGCGGCTTCATAAAGAGGCAGTATCATAGCAATAAGCTTGCTATTAAAATACTGCTGAATCTCTTTTCCTACCCCGTCAATTGTCAGAGAAACAATAGTATTGATACTTTGTTTATCAGCGGAGGGTACTGGATCAGAGACCTTGCTAATAGTACATCCATACCAACCATTTTCTAATGTTTTTAATTTCTCTACATCAGCTTTGGTTATCTTAATTACAGCCATTTGGGTTTCCTTTTCTTAATTTAATTTTCATCTGTACTTCTACTGAGAGGCACGAGAGGTTCGGGCTTCTCTTTATTTAAACCCTTTTCAGTGGGCTTAGAATAAACTTGAACGAACTCTAGAGAATAAGCATGATCCTGAAAAATGTGTCTTTCAAGCTCTTTTAGAGTTGGAATAAGAATTTTTTGTAAAAAACCGTTTTTGCTTTGCCAGCTAAGTAGCCACATTTGATTTTTCCTCTTCTAATACATCTAACAATCTTTGCATCTTAGCTGTGTACTGTCTATGAAACTCAGTTTGTAGTTTAAAAAAGTCTATTCTATGTTGAATAGGAGTACCATCTTTAAATTGAGTAAAAGATGCACCCTTTAAAACACCGTGCATACTTCCATCGGTAAGGGTAAATACAAAATTATTTTCGTCTCCATATATTGCCGGTATTTTTTTAGTCATGTTTTCTCCTTTTGGGTGCCCGTCAGCCTCATGAGTTCTTCATAAAAGCTTTTTCCAGTAATATCAAAACGACCACTAGGTAAACCGACATATGAAGTACGTGCAATACCGGAGCCATGAAATGTGACATAAAATTTATCATTTATCTCCTCAAAAAAGAATACGTGATCGAAATGCGTCTGAACATTCTCACCAATCTTATCACGAACTGAGAGTTTGCTTCCTATTACAATAGACTCGCTAAAAGCATTTGTAGGGTCAGCTTTTCCATATCTATCTACAATATGGGCAGATGTGATAATGTTGGGAATTGGAATAGACTTGAGATAAGCCATATAGTCATAACATGCCTGAGCCTCAAGTCCGTAATCTTCCGGGCCAGGCATAGAAATAGGACCAATCCATTTTCCTTTGCCGGCATTATGTGTAAGTGGAATTGATTGGCAAATGAATGCAAAATTTTGGGATGTAAGAGAATCTGTGATGAGGGTCTTGAGAGTAAGTTGACCCCCTCTACCTTGAATAGCCATTACTTCTAGTTTTTTATTTATTTCAGGTATAAGACCATCACCTTTAGGGGGGAAGTAATCATAGGTTATGTTACTTCTATCAATCCAAGGTGCTCCAAGAATACCACGAATACGGCCGTCGAAATCATTAACATGTATGGGGCCGGGAAAAGAGCAAGCTGCTACTGTTTTTCCACTTCCACTACGGCCCACAAAAAGACCTACGAACCTACTATCTGGGCTTAAGTCACTCGCTTTTGGCAATTTGTTCCTCCTTAGGTTCCTCTTCCTTAAATATATCCAAAGCTTCCAAAGTCTTTTTTAGTTGTTGTTTTTGTTTATTTTCGGGTTTGTTACTGCACTCTTCACATCGCGGGCGGGCAAGCTTCAGTTGTGTCACATTCATAACTATCTCGGCTGTTTTGCATTTAGAACAAATAGATGCCTTATCTTTTATACTTTTGGCGTCCGCAATGTGAGTACAATAAGGATCAGCACATTTGAAAATAGATTCGTAGGGCTTTCGTTCGTTGCCGGACTTACGAATGTAGGTGTGGATATGATTAAGAGAGGGCATCGACTATTTCAATACCAATAACTTCTATGGTATCTCCTTCTCCATAAGCTACTGTTTGTTCCCATTGTTCAATTATCAATGATTTCAATTCTTTTTCTGTGAAAGAACTACTTGACATGTATCCGATTGTAATTATTGCTCTCATGAAATTTTGTTTCCCTTCTGATCTTCAACCCAACAAGCTGTTCCTTGTGCTTCCGCCGCTTGCAACCGTCTGAAAGCTTCTTCCTTGTCTTGAGTTACGAAAATAGTGCTTTCAGCATAAAGTATACCATTTTTCTTAATTGCTGGTCGGCGAAGGAAATAAGCTTCTTGGATTTTTGGAATACGACTAAATCTGTGGTTCATATCCATTCACAACCTGGGGATTTTAGCTCCTTTAAAACTTCTAGAGCAAGATTAACTGACATAATTAGATAAAAATCCTTATAAGCGGCATCAGCAGCATCAGTATCAGCATAAGCAGCGGCATAAGCAGCATCAGTAGCGGCATCAGCAGCATCAGTATCAGCATAAGCAGCATCAGTATCAGCATCAGCAGCAGAAGCAGCAGCATAAGCAGCAGAAACAGCAGCAGAAGCAGCAGCAGAAGCAGAAGCAACATAAGCAGCAGCAGAAGCAGAAGCAGCAGCAGAAGCAGAAGCAACAGCAGAAGCAGAAGCAACAGCAGAAGCAGAAGCAACATAAGCAGCAGTAGCAAGATTTTTACAATTTATATATGTAGGATTTTTTTCACAAAGATCGGTTAGTTCTTGTAATTTTTGATTATTTTTTGTATACCTATTATTTCTAAATAGATGTACAATAGGTACTTGAATTGTTTTCGTAGATAATCTTTTAACAAATTCTAAATTATCTACAACTCCTTCTGACCCTATTTGAGCGATACCAATATTACGCAAAGCTTTAGCTCGGGCTTGAGGAGAAGACCAATTTTTATCATTAATTGAAATTTTGTAACTTCTTACAGCCTTTGCTACGCAACTTGGTTCATCCCCAAAGGGCAAATCCATAGAAGCACAAATTGCTGCTTCTATACACATTTGTCCTTCTAAAGTACCAACTCCTTTACAAAGTCCTCGTTCAAGGATTGCATCAAATTTTGGAATGATCTTTTTGAAATTATAGTTTACCACGGTGTCCATTTCTCCCTTTTTACGAAATCTCTTTGCTTCACGGCAGCTTGGGTCTTAGTGTCGTATTCTTCACATACATCTGTAAATTGACATTTGTAGCCATATTTACCATCACATGAGTCGCGATTGAGTCTTAAACCTTGCTTTTGTTCTCTTAGGATTTCTATGTAAATATCTGTTAGTTCTTGTTTCCAGAGTCGATTTTCGTTAGTAGAGAAACTAATTGGTTCTCTAACAAGAGTCTCTTTTGATGCTTCTTTAGCCATCCGTATGTAGTTAATAATCCCGAGATTGTAGCCAAGAGCAAGGCTGTAGTTTCTAAATTGAATTCTTTTTTTGTATAGGGATCGTTTTCTAAATTGGAGTTTATGATCCATCCATAGTGGATTTCCATGAGTCGAACCGATAAAATCAATTCGCCCTTCGAGGATAAAAAGATATTCGTTTGTATTGAGCAATTCATAAGAGAATCCCTGTTCTATGAGGGGTTTTGGCCGCCATGAATCTACTGGAAGTTGGGTTGTCTCATCTATTGATATATAATGTTCGGGTTTTGTGGCAACTTCGTAATCTTCTTGTCCATACACCATTGTGTATTCAAGAAAACGATTAATAAGTTGTTGACGAATCTCTTTACCAAGAGGATATTGGTGTCGATCTCTTTCGTCGGCAGCGTCAGGATCAAAGTCAAGTGCTTTTCGAGTAGCTTGATCTGTACTTAGTCCGATACCTTTGGCATTGTAATAGATTTCCAAGTATTTGTGCATCAAAGTGCCGGCGGAAATAGGATCATCCACAGTGTTGGACTTTGTAAGACATTCAATATTTACAAGATGCCACTTCTGAGCACATTCAAGGAATGTGGAAAGCTGGGAAGAGTCGAGAATTAGGATTTGTTTAGGCATTGGATTTAACTTTTTGAAGAAATTTTTGTAATGCTTCGGCTTCTAACTTTTTGTTGTTAGTAACTATATTTGTAAGCTCTAGATTTCCACCTGCTACTAAATTAAACCAGGTCGTAAATTCATCAATTTCTTCTTGTGTCGGTTTAATTTTCCAAGTACAACGAATTGCGCCCTCGGCTAACTTAATAATACGTGCAATATTTCCGGTAGAAGCTATAAAATGTCTACCTTTGAATTGGTCAACATTTAGTAAATTCATTTTTTATTGTAAAGAGCAAAAAGCTCTTCCTCTGAAGGTTTGTACATTTCAGTGCCAATGGCAATTCCAAATTGGACACAACAAAGCATTTGAATAAAAATAACCCTTACCGGATCATCCATTCTTATAGCAATTTGCATTGTGGCAAATGCTGAAGCTAGAAGTTTGTGCGCTAGTTCATGTTCTTTTAATTCATCAAAATGATCCTTCAGCAAATCTTCCATTATAACTTCAGAATTTAGCTTTGAGAGTATAATGTCGGCACTTTCAGAGAAGGTTTTCATAGTTTGTGGCTCACAGTCTCAGCAACTAAGTCTCTTAGTGATTCTCTGTCACTTGTGAAGTCCCATCCGTCTAGTGATTCTCCACATATCTGTCTTTTACTCTCAACCAAGTTGGAGAAGTACTCATCTATGGTCCCCTTGGCAATCATGTACTCTGCGAGTACTGGCAAAGGCTGCCCTTGGCGATGAAAACGTCCCTCGAATTGCTCTTCATCGGCCGCATTCCACTGTCTCTCTAATACTAAGACATTATTACATACTTGTAGGTTTAATCCGACTCCACCTGCAAGCATATTAACAATAAGAACCCTTTTTTGTGGATCTTTTGTAAATGTCTGGACAATTTGATTCTTTCGTTCAGCGGAATCTTCGCCTGACAGTTTGAGAGGATTAAAACCACGTTCTTGTAATTCATAATAGAGTCTGTCTCGTACAGATTCATGGTGAATACCTATAGCTATTTTCTCATTCTCAACTGTATCCAAAAAAGTATCGACATATTCAATAGCAAACGTAGTCTTAGCCATTCCAGTGATACGTCGAAGAGTCATAAGATTTTCCTGTACATCAAAAAAGTTTAGATTGGCCTTGCCCATCAAATGAGATAAGTTAGCTAATTCCTTATTGTAAGCTAATTTGACAGCCGGATCTTCAATAAAGATAGTCTCAAATGCACGACGAAACTCAGGCAGGCTTAGAACAGAGTTTTTCTCCCTACGAATGATGAAGTTTCGTGTCATATACTCGAACTCATCATATTTGTAGGGTAAAAAACGATTGTATTTTCCGCTGTAAGGGTCTTGTTGCAGCCATGTACGTCTGAATTGTGTCAGACTTGTGAAGGATGACGGCCTCAGCAAGTTAAGTGGAATGAAATATTCGTCGGCCCTATTCTTAATGGGTGTTCCACTTAATAATATCAAGCCGAGTTTCTTTCGGTCATCTGTTTCCAATACATCTTTTTGTACAGCTTGACGAATGTAAGCGGCACACTGAGGGCAAGATGTGGCATGATTGGATGTAGCTGATGACTTTGCGTCTCTTAGATTAATTTTGATTTTCGTATTCTCTGTCCAAGTATGGCGACACATGGGACAATTGAGACGTAGAACCCTATCAATCTCAGTATGCGAGATATCCTGTAAGAATGCGACCAATGCTTGCGATCGTGAAGATTCAGGATTCTTAAAAGAGTGACACTCATCAACAATAATAAGATCAAAGTCAAGACTTTTAAGTTCTTTAAATTTATCCTTATTCTTGGCATAGCGACTCATTGTGTCCATTGACATGATGTAAACATTGAAACTAGGGGGAAGGAAAGAAGATGTGCCTTTTACTAAAAAAGCACTCCATAAGCCCTGTGCGTACCATTCTTTTGATTCTTCAAACCATTGGTAACCGCAACTTGCTTTGCAAAGTACAAGAATTCTTTTGAATCCTCCCTCGCGGGCGGCTAAAAAAGCTTGAATCGTCTTTCCCAATCCCATCGGATCAGCTATGAGACAATTGTAGCCAGACTTCTCTACAAAGTCTACACCTTCAACTTGAAATGGGAATGCAGACTTCTTGCCTGTGAGAGAGGCATAATTCTTTTTTGTAGTCTCATTAAGAAGGTCTACTAAGTTTGTTTCTTCAATGAAACTGTGTCCACATTTGTATGTGTTGAGAGACTCAGCACCTACTGAGACTTGAGATTTTAGCTCTAGTGGTTTTGTACAGAGTGGGCATGGCGTAAGAAGTCTCATTGCACTGGCCCTTCTTTTTTACTCAACATTTCATTAGCTTGCGCCTCAGTGAGACTAAAAGCAGTCATCAAACCTTGCAAAGCCTTGCGACGATCACGTAACTTGGGGTCCAGGCGTTCGGCTTGCAAACGTGCTTTCTTTTCCTCAACTGCTCGCTTTTCAACTTTGTTATTTTCATTTCGTATTTCGACATGCTTACGATAGGTGTCGGCATCTTTAATCTTAATCTTGTCTTTTTTGCGATTAATGGCAATGCTTACATTAGCCGCTGCTTGTTGTAAGTTACGTAGCAAAGGATAAAGTACGTCAAGAGTGAGAGGGATTTCGTCATGTGCCGTGAGCAAGAATCTGTTAAGTAGGTCCAATTGCTCTTGAACTATTGGGAGATCCTTGTTTTTGAAATCCTCCATAAGTTTTCGTTCATGGCACGGTCCATGAAAGAGAGACTCGGGCGAGTCTGCTTTCTTGGCCATATCGTCCGTAGTTTCATTCTTACAGTAGTGGCAGACCATACAAGACTTATGGTAAGTGCGATGTAGCTCTAACTCCGGCTCACTCAATGGGTTCTTACAAATTGTGCAGAGAGTCATACAATCTTTACCTCCAGATGTCCAAACTTCTCTCTATGCTCTTGTAAATGTTTCTTTACATAGTCTATTGACCCTCGAAGCGAAGTGTATCCACATTCGAGACAATAGGCTTTGTAGATGTTCTTCAGTGAACTTTCAATGATGTGTCTTTCAACCTTTTCAGGTTGGTGTGGGTATTTTCTAATCACCCAAACTTCAAAAAGTGGCTTGTAGCCTGCCCGATGGGCCGCTGGACTAATACTCTGTCCATACTCAAAAGCTGCACTTTCTACAGTCTCATCATAAGCATGAATCCACTTAACTAAGTGCATAGCGGACTTTTCAGGTAGTGGGCCGGTGAGTTTTACACGTTTCCCATCTTTCAATAAAGACGGTAATCTTCTCTTAATCTGATCCTTGTATGCCGTTAAATGTGTAGATTGTAAAATGTCTCGATTAGTGGGACTTCTGTGCTTTCTATCACTTTTTTTACGGTCGTCCCATAACCGGACAGTACGCCCTGAGAGGGGGTCCAATAGAGGCATGATGACGATAGTAGCATAAGGATCAGTAGAGTGTCAAGGCCTATATTCGCTTTGGAATGAATGGGTTAGGAGAAAAATGCTCGATGTCCTCCCACGTCCTAGTTAGCCCAGTGTATGGGGGTCTAAGGGGTAGTATTACCACCTATTGAAAACAAAGGCTTTTACCTTGGGTGTCATATGTCTCTGAAAATGGGGTATGTCTAATATATATGATTAATAATATATATAATAGAATCAAGCACTTGCACCCTACTACTTCATACCCTAACCTACTGGGCTAACTAGGTGCTAGATACTCAAAGTGTCATCTTGTTGATTCTATAGCCACTTTACAGTGTTAAGTTACCTACTCAAAGTCTCTTCAAGTTCTTCCTCCAGACCCTATCTAGTACCTATCCCGACCGTACTGTCCGGTTATGGGACGCATAAAAAAAGTTGCAACTATCTGCATTTTTAGCTTGACAGCCTACTCTTTCTTATGTCATACTCTTCTCATGAGCAAAGCACACACTTCCAAAGCTTCTTACACCAGAAGGCCCACGGCTGATGAGTTAGCTTTAGCTCGATTGGTAAGGAATCTCTCAATGGAATCCACAACACTTGAAATGACACAAAAGGTATTCGACCTCGACACAAAGGACGATGCCGTACTCTACAAACAAATTCCCTTCACGCCTGCGGCCAATACGAAAGAGGCTTTGGAGCGTATCAATAATGATGCGGCCAAGTTTTTGGAGATCATCAATGCCGGTCTCCAAGAGCACGCTCGTGAACAGGCTCGGACTGATACTTCGATTCCGTGGCAGGCGAAAGACGATGAGGGAAATCTCATTCCTTGGACTGGTACTCCGATTTCCGAAGACAAGAGCAAGCAGTTGGCCGCAAATGTGCTGAACATGGCGAAAATGCTTTTCGGCTATACGAAAGAAATGTCCCGGGACGAAAAGCGTGTGTCAAAGGATAAGGCACAAGACATGCTTTTGGCTAATCCCGCTGTTGTGGACGCGCTGAAGGCTAGCTAGTTCTAGGAGTTTTCTTACTTAGCCCACTTTTTATACTCTTCATACTTAGAGTGGGCTAAGATAAGAAAAGTCTTGACGGCCCGGCGGAAATGAGGTAGTATTGATTATGCTTAAAGTTGAATTATTCTACTCAAACGGAAATACTGAGATTTTACCGGACTATAAAGATGCTTTTGAGTTTGATGGTCCGGCTATGGTTGCACGCGGTGTTGATTCCATCGTTTTTTATATGAATGATGGGATTCGAGCAACCGTTTATTTGAAATCTTAGTACTTTAGTTTTTCTGGGCCACCGGTACTCCCCACTTTCGGGTACTGGTGGGCCTAATAGGGCGCCTTGCAACAAATAGATACATTAAACTTTCAAAAAAATAAAAAAATGAGAATTCAACCAACCGAGAGCGGCCGATTTCTTTTTTCTGCTGAAACAAAAACAGAGGAACAACTGCTTAAGATACTTGCGAAGCGAAGCGCACAGGGAAAAACTATATATTTCTCAAAAGTTGGCGGCGGTTCGATAGAAATTAAAATCAAATGACAGAAA